CCGCATCGTCGCTTTTTGCGCCCGGCGGGAGTACCCATGCCGGATCGTGCCGCGCGGCTCAACCGTTGCCGCGGCCGACGTGAACGACGTGAACGACAAGGAAATCAGCAGGCGATGATGATGGTGGCGCTAGGTTGATTGCGCATGTAGCGTGCCTCCGCCACCACTTCTAACAACCGATCGGCCTGGTGCCCATGCGCCAGGCCGATCAGTGTTTCCAGGCGGGTCACCACCTTGAGGTCATAGCGGCCTCGGCCGTCCTGCGGGACCACGTCGATGCGATCGATGACGGCGCGCAGCAGCGTGGCCGCCTCGGCCTGCGCCAGGCTGTCGGCGGCCAGCACATCGAACAGCTGCTCGGCGTTGCGGCGGTACTCCTCGAGCGCGGCCGGGTGCAGCGACACGACGGTGTCGGGCTTCCGGCTGGCCATCTCGGATTCCAGCCGCGCCTTCTCCGCCTCCATCTCGACCAGCCGGCGCTTGAGTTCCGGCGTCGCCGTACCGTCGCAGATCGCGTCGACGGCACGCGTGATCGATCGGCCCAACTCGCCCAGGCGCTGCGCGTCCCGCTTGCGGCGCGACGTCTTCTCGCTGGCCAGGATCTTCCGCTCCTTGTCATAGGCGGAGACGAAGGCGGCCAGCGCCTTGGGCCGCAGCAGGCGGTCCCTGAGGCCGCCCAACACACGGACATTGACGTCGGAGATCTTCACGGTGCGGTCGTTGGCACAGGCGCAGGGGCCGCAGTCCCGGCGGGCGGCGCATCCGGCCTTGTCCGTGGCATAGGTGACGTAGGCGCCTCCGCAGACGCCGCAGCGCAAGAGGCCGGACAGCAGGTGGCGGGGCCGCTTCGGCCGTGGCGCGCCGGCCGAGTGGGCGTAGCGCTCGTGCACCGCCTGGACGGCCGCCCATGTGGCCTCGTCGACGATGCGCAGATCGGGCGCCTCGGCGATCAGCCATTCGGAGGGCGGGTTGGGCCGGGAAAGGCGCCGGCCGGTGTCTGGGTCCTTGACCATGCGCAGCCGGTTATAGACCAGCCGGCCGCGATAGCCGTCGTTCCACAGGATGCCCGAGCCCCGGGCCCGGTTGCCGGCGATGGTCGATGTGCGCCAGGCGCCGCCGTTGGGGCCGGGAACGCCATCGGCGTTGAGACCATGGCAGATGGCGCGCGCGCTCATGCCGGCCGCGTACTCGCGGAAGATCCGGCGGATCACCTCGGCCTGATCATCGTTCACGGCGCGGCCGCCGCGCACCGGCTCGCCCTTGGCGTCGTATTCCTTGGCGACCGTGTAGCCGTAGGAGAGCCCGCCCGGGCTGCGGCCGGCGACGACGCGGCCGCGTTGGCCGCGGCGGATCTTGAGGGCGAGCTCGCGGATGAAGAGGGCATTCATCGTGCCCTTCAGCCCGACGTGCAGCTCGGAGACGTCGCCCTCGGACACGGTGACGATGCGAACGCCGGCGAAGACCAGACGCTTGTAGATGCCGGCGATGTCTTCCTGGTCGCGCGACAGGCGGTCCATCGCCTCGGCCAGCACGATGTCGAAGCGCCCGGTCTTGGCGTCTTCCATGAGGGCCTGGGCGCGCGGCCGGCTCCCCAGGTGGGCGCCCGAGATGGCATAATCCGCGTAGACCTCGACGATCATCCATCCCAGGCGGTCGGCGTGCTCGCGGCACAGCCTCACCTGGTCGTCGATCGAGCGCTCGTTCTGATGTTCGGAAGAGTATCGGGCGTAGACGGCTACGCGCATGGCTCGGGTTCCTCACGCGGCGGGTCGACCTCCGCCGCATGATGACGCCGAGCGATGCTCCTGGCAACAATGCGCGCCAACTCCTCGACCGCCTCGTCCCAATCGAGGGGCGGCGGATCGTTCGGCCGGAAGGTGGGGGCGCGCGTCGGCATGGCGATCGTCTAGGCGAGCAGCCACCTCCAGATGCCCAGCAGGTTGGCGGCGGTGAAGCCGGCCTGCATGGCGGCCAACGCCCCGTCGCGCGTGACGGCCGCCACGGCCAGCCAGGAGGCCGATGAGGCGAGGAAGAGGGTAAAGCCCCAGCCGGAGGCCGGGACGTTGGCGGCGACCAGCAGGGCGCCGGAAAGGGCGCAGGCGGTGCCGAACCAACGCAGCTCAGCCAAAAAACCGCAACGGCGCTCGCGTGGCGGTCTGTAGCCCATCGGCTTATCACGGGGAGGCTTGGCCATTTCGGTTGACGCTCCTTTATGGGACGCCCCGCCAGACCGAAGCCGGGCGGGGCTCATTGTCACATCGCCGCCGACGCACCAGAGAGAAACTTGCGGACGATAGCGCGGTCCTTGCGGGTTTCCTTGCAAGCGTCCACGATCTCCCCCAAACCGCCGTCGGCCACGAACTCGTTAGCCTCGATCCACTGGCCACCGCGCAGGGATTCCCCCATCTCGGCGCTGCCATCCTCAAGGTCTTTGGCGTAGATCGCCTTGACGTGCCAGATGGGGACCGCCTCGACGGCGCCCTTCGGCTTGGTCGGTTCGATCTGGTGCCGGATGATCTTGCCGGGACGATGTTCAATCCAGATGGTTCTCTCTTCGGCCATCTCAAATTTAACAGGCGAACCAAATCGCGTGTAAATCATGTGAAGTCTCCACGATGTAAAACAGCAGCCGACCTATCGTCGACATTGCCATTATACCACGTTTGGCTTGCGGATGCTTTTCCTATGCCCATTTTCGACCTGTTTTGACTTGGAAACCCGCAGAACTACGTTGCGAAAAATTTTTGAAACCCATGAATTTGGTTGTGGATAACTTTTAGGCTTTCGATCCCATTTCGTCGCTCAACTCGCGGGCCGGCGCGTCCAGGTCTGCGTGCACCTCGGCCCACCCAACGAGCCACGATCCGAAGGTAACTCGTTCAAGCGGTCAGTCCTCCATGAGATCGAAAAGGCTTGGTTCGTTGGCCAGGATCGGGCGAGCGGTGATGGCGCGGGGATGGAAGGCGACCGCCTCGGCCGACGGCACGAGGACACCTTTGTTGCAGGCGAGCCAGAGCACGGAATCCACGGTGGCAATGCGGTCGCCGGTCGCCTCCGCCAGTGGGCGGCACAGATCCATGCATGCCGGGAATCGGATGCGCTCCGGCCGGCGCGGCTTGTCGGGGAAGCCGGCGAGGCGGCAAAGCCAGATGTCGGGCTTGCAGACGTCGGCGCCGATGTTCTTGGCCAGCTGCCACTTCGTGTCGTCGCCGACGTAGGAAAGCGCCCCGCACCAGGCGACTAGGCGCGCCAGATCATCGGTGTCAAGCGCCTCCCGGCATTGGGCGAACAGCGCCGCTCGGTTCTGCCAGTGGGCCTCGATCGCCGCCGCCTTCGCGCGATAGCCGAAGGCATCCACGACCGGCGTCCCGCCGCGGATGGCGGCCCACACCTTGGCCTCGATAGTGCGGGCGGACTGGGCGCTTCGGCCGGCGCAAAGGATGATCCAAACGATCTCCCCGGCGAGGTCCTTGGCCGTCGTCGGGGCCTGGATGTTCTCGGCCCATTCGATCATCTCCGGGCAATCGGGATCGTTGGCCATCATCCAGGCCCTGATGTCTCGATACAGGTCAGCGGAAACGCGCACGGCCATAACTCCTTTCAGGCGGCCGGTGGCTGCGAACTTTGCTCAGGTCCGCCGCCACCGCGAGCCCGCGCCGCAGCGCGAGGCGGCAGATGGCGATGGACTGCGACCGGCTGCCGGCGTGGCGATAGAGGCCCAGGTACGCGTTGAAGCTGGCGACCCTGTACCAGGCGGGCAGGGTGGCGAGCCGGGCGAGCGCGGAGCGGTGGGTCCTGGCGCGCCCGGATGATCGGTATGGGCGGATGACGTGGCCGACGAAGTCGACGCCCTTTTCGGCCGGCGCGACGAAGGTTTTGTGCTCGGCCAGCGTAAGGCCGATCCCGGCCATGTGTTCCCGGATGGCATCGGCCGCCGCCAACAGCACCTTCGGGTCGGGATGGATCAGGACCATGTCGTCGACGTAACGGACGTAATGCCGCATGCCGAGGCGCCGCTTGACCATCTGGTCCAGGCCGTCGAGGTAGACGTTGGCGAAGAACTGGCTGGACAGGTTGCCGATGGGAAGCCCGGTTGCCGGCGGCGCGTTGAACAGGCTCTTGTGGCGCGGCACCAGGGCCATGTGACGCGGTTCGCCGCGCACGATCGCGTCCCGGCGCACGTCCTGGAACACCAGCTTGCGGATGAGATCGAGCATCGTCGGGTCCTTGACCCGGCGGCCCAGCATGGCGAACAAGTCGCCATGGCGGATCGAGCCGAAGAAGTTGGCGATGTCCGCCTTGAGCACGAAGGCCGGCCGGCTCCAGTTTTCCGTCGCGCTCAGCAGGTGGCGGCGCAGCCGGCCCGCGGCGTAGAGCGTGCCGCGGCCGGGGATGCAGGCGCAGGAATCGGCGATGAAGGCGGGCTCGAACAGGGGCGCGATGGCCCGGTAGACCAGATGGTGGACGATGCGGTCGCGGAAGGCGGCGGCCCACACCTCGCGCGGTTTCGGCCGGGTGATGGCGAACACGGTCGCCGGCGCCGGCGTCCACGTGCCGTCGCGCAGCTCGCTCAGCAGGGCCATCAGGTTGGCTTCCAGGTTCACCTCGAAGGCGAGGGCGGAGCGGGTGGTGCGCTTGTTCTTCCGGCAGTCGTAGTAGGCCTCGAAAAGCTGGTCCACGGTGATCTCCGACGGCATGGGAATGATCATTTGCGGACGGCCCGGACCCGGCACCGCCAGCCCTTGTTGTTGTTGTTCTGGTTGCCGTTGTTGAAGTTCTGGTACCAGGCGTAGCCGGACAGTCGGGGGTTTACAGGCCGGGCCGGCGATTGCCCCGGGCACATGAGTGCCCGATCGAATTTATTGGCGGCCTTCGCCGCCGGGCGCGCGGGCGCCCGATCAAATCGATTGGCGGCCTTCGCCGCCGGGGCATCGACGCCGGCCGAGCTGCGCCGGGACGCGCGGGGGAGCAGGCCCGCCGTATCCGCCATGGCGCTTGGAGCGACGGCCAGCGGCATCGACGCCGCCGCTACCCCGACCAAATGATGCGCTCGGGCGCGAAAGCCATGACCTTCGGGCATCAGGCGCGATTCCTTGCGTAGTTGAGCCATCCCGACGCCTGCTTGCCGATGGCGTCGGTGAGTTCGACCGTGGACCCGAACTGGCCGGGGGAGATCAGGTGCAGGTCCTTGGAGAGGCGCAACAACAGCTTGAGCGTTTCCAGATGCTCGCGCAGCGTTTCCAGGATCGGCGCCTTGTCGGTGGTGGTGTTGGCCCGGAACACGCCGACCACCACCGCCTGGGCTTCGGCAAAGACCTCGCGCGCCAGTCCCTGCCGGTAGCCGCGCGGATACTGCTGCGTCAGCTTCGCCAGAAGCTGCAACAGGTCATAGGCCGCCCGGTAGATCGGCAGATCAGTGGCGCGCGCCATGCAAAATCTCCTCAGGCCGTGCCCCGGCCGCCGAAGCGGCCGGGGAAATGGTTAATCGTTAAAGAGGACATTTGCGGACGGCCCGGACCCGGCACCGCCAGCCCTGGCGGTCGTTGAGCTGGTAGCCGTAGCTGAAGCCCTGGTACCAGGCGTAGCCGGCCGACCATTCCGTGCTGGCCCAGTAGGCGTCGTCGGCCTCGAAGGCTTCCGGCCCGCCTTCCTTGAAAGCCTCGGCGGTGGTCTGGACTGGGACGTGGTTGTTCTCAGGGGTCAGGTTGGCCCGTAAGACCGACATCTGGTCGAGCGCCGGCAGGTGCCAGTCGGTGAAGCCGCCGATGGCGAGCGCGCGGCAGAACTTGGCGGCCGGGTGGCTGTCGTCGTTGATGGCGTCGCTGTTCGTCAAGCCATCGATCAGCGACCGGGCGGCCGTCTCGCCGGCGGCTCCCCACTCCATATCCTCGGCCTCGCCTTCGGCCTTGGGGGCAACGATCAGCGCGTGGAGAGCGCCGTTCTCGAGATAGGTGCCGGCGAAATATCCGCCGCCGAACAGTTCGCCGATGGCGGGAAGGGGGGTCTTGGTGGAAACGTGGTTCATGGTGATCTCCTGAGCAAATCCGCCCGGCCGCCGGAGCGGCCGGGAAATGGATCAATGGTTAAAGGGGATATTTGCGGACGGCCCGGACCCGGCACCGCCAGCCCTTGCCGTTGAGGTACTGGTAGCCGTAGTAGAAGGTCTGGTACCAGGCGTAGCCGGACTCCAGTTCCGTGCTGGTCCAATACGCGCGCCGCTCGAAGGACTCCGGCCCGCCTTCCTGGAAGGCCTCGGCCGAGGTCTGTTCGGGAACGAAGCCGTCGCCCGGCATCAGGGTTTCGGCCAGAAGCGCCGCCTCGTGCCGGCTGGGCAGGTACCAGTCGTCATAACCACCGATGGCGAGCGTGCGGCAGAACCTGGCGGCCGGATGGCTGTCGTCGTCGATACCTTCCGAGTTGGCGAGTCCATCGCGCAGGGACCGGGCCGGCCACCTGTCCTCTTCACTGGTCCGCCAAGCGGCTTCGGTCTCGCCCTCGGCCTTGGGCGCGACGATCAGGGCATGGAGCCTGCCTTCCAGCAGGAAGGTGCCGGCGAAGAAGCCGCCGCCGACCGGTTCTCCGATCGCCGGCAACCCAGTAGTATCGATATCGCTCATGATGGAGTCCTTTCCTTTGGGATGATGGATGGAGCGGAGTTGCGGCAACGTCTCGAACGGTGTGCGCTCGCCGCCGACGGCGCGCAAAAGGTCGGCGTGGTTGTCGACCAGTGCAGTACCTAGCAGGTACATCAGCTCTGGCTCGAACTTGTCGGGGTGAAGGAAGAAGATCACCCGCTTACCCTGTCCGCAGGCATACCCTGCCTCAAGGTGGGCCGAGCGCCCGCACGGCAGCACCATGACGCAGGTGTCGCACCAGTCGAGCGCTCCCTTGTCGAACGAAAAGCCGTCGGCGGCGACCGGATGGGATGTCAGCAGATCGGCGAACCGCCGCGGCTCCCAGCCCAGCCAATCGGGGTCGATCTGCGACCAAGCGAAGCCGGTGTTGTCCGGGGCCGGGTTCCGGAAGTCATAGACCTGGTGACCTGCCTCGCGCAGGAGGGCGACGATCTCCGGCTGGATGGGGTTCCGCCACGAGCTGGCGACGTAGATCTTCCTCGCCCCTTGCCGGAATTCGCTTTCCATCCGGTCCCAGGCGTCCATGACCTTCTTCTCGTAGGTGCCCTCGACCTCGTAGCGGGGCTTCAGTTTAGGAATCGGCATCGCTATCCCCTTTCGGCAGGCGAGGCGAGCAGCACTCCGGATCCGGCACGGCCGGTGGCCCGCCCGTGGTGTCGCCGTTCTGGATGATCTTCTCGGTGATCTTGTGTGGCGTGTGGTGATCGCCCGCCGCTTCCAACGACAGGGCGATCGCCGGGGTGGGCGGGAAGCCGGCGGCGGCGTTGACGGCGGCGGCGATGAGGGCGGAGATCGCCGTCGCCTCGGCGTCGCTGCGCCAGCCGTCGGGGTCGGCGACCAGGACGTCGTTGCCGTTGTCGTCGATGACGACGGCCTCGTTGCCGGTGACCGGGGCAAGCGGCAGGGCGACGTTGTGCGCGGCCATCATCTCGCGGAACCGTTCGGGGGTGAGGTTCGGCATGGCTATGCCTCCGCCTCGGGAAAGGGCGCCATCCTGGCCTTCGCCATGGCCTCGCTACGGGCGGAGATTTCCGCCAGCATGGCGTCGGCGCGGCGCATGGCCGGGTGATCGTCCGGCACGCCCTTGGCCTCCAACTCCTCGCGGTGGTCGGACCACATGTCGCCATAGGTGAAGCAGTATCCCAACTCGGTGTAT